GGCGCCCTTCTACGGGGATAAAAACGAAATGTATTACCTGGTAGATGGTGGTAGGTATAGCTAACTCTCTCAGTTAAAGGTAGATATTCAAATTTGGGCGGCCCCCTGTTGCAAAAACAAAATGTGACGAGGGCCGCACTTTCGTGTTACAGAGCCCCCTTTGTAAAACGCACCGTTTTAACGCCATTTTAACCCCTCCCCTGAAAGACCGCCGGATCCAGCGCATAAACGGCCTTAAAACGCCTTGTATTGGCCATTATGCGCTCGATCAGGAGATGTCGCCCGGGTGTTTTATAAACACTCTGACCACCGGCCGATCTGGCCGATAACTGGCCCAAAAGCATGATATTGTAAAACGATAAATTTCCAGCTTAGGGGGACAGTTAGGGAGACACTTAGGGGGACAAAAATCAAAGAATATAAAACGAAATGTGTCTATTAGGGGGACACTTAGGGGGACAAATTCGTGCAAAAAAATCGCTGAGTTGCATGTGTAAACGACATAAAAAAGGCCGTTTTTGCAAAAAAAACGGCTGAGTTGCACCCTTTTTTACATGGTTTTTGTGGCGAGTTTTTTATTTAATATGCGGAAAATCAGCCATTTAGCCTAAAAAGGTGGTAAAAATACGTGGAAAATCCCGTTTTTACTGCATTGCGTGAAAGGTGATGCTGGCCTTCACCAGGGCGAGAGCAGTGACTGATCCCGCCGGAATGTCAACCGGCTCATAGAACTCATTGGAGCTCACCAGGCGGATGTGTCCCTCGATCGGAGAGCGTTTGATGTACTTCACCACGGTGTAGGAGTCACTTCCGATCGTGTAGGAGAGCAGATAGATCTGCCCCCAGAGAATCCCATCAGGCGAGAAATCCGTCTTCTTATATATAATGATGTCGCCACTCTTGAGGAGAGGCGTCATCGAATCCCCTTTTACATAGACGGCGCCGTCCACCGCCGGAAGGTTCGGAACCCGGATGTGATCCGCCGGCTCCTGTGGTGTGTTGCTGAAGATCTCAACCAGGCCAGCTGTGGCGGTGAGATCATAGAGGGGAATATCCTGATCAGCTAGCAGCCGATCGGTCCTCAGCTGGAAGGTTCGAGCTGGTGATGCCTCCTGCGCTGATTTCAGCATCTCTCCTTCTCCTGTAATCAGCCAAACTCGATCTATGTCTTGAAAAGAACTCAATATCTTCTCAACACTTTTTTTCCCGAGATCGTAGTCTCCCCTTCTCGCATTGTTCAATAAACCAACAGACAGCCCGGCCTTGACAGTCATTTGATTGTCATTTATACCGGCTGCCGCCATATATTTATCAAGTCTGTCGATAATTCTCATATAATGTTGAGAAAAAATCTGCAAAAATATTTTGCGGTATTGAAAAAAACTCTATATTTGCAGTTGAAAATCCAACCGCAAAGGTGAGAAAAACGCACAAAAAAAGCAAATGAAGAAGTCAATCAAAGTGAAACCGGCCCTGATCGATCGCCTCGTGGATGTCTACGATGTCTCGCAGCAGTTCGTGTACTATGCGCTGAGCTTCGACAGGAACGGCGAGAAAGCGGAGGCGATCCGCCGCGCGGCGCTCCAGCTCGGCGGCGTGTATGTCGAGGAGGGCTTCGTGCCGACCTGCAGCATTGAGCGAACCAGGGACGGATTCCGGCAGATCTTCGCCGACGATGTGGTCCTGAATATCAATCTGAAGGACAGCTCCGCGGAGCTTACCCACCGCGGCGTCATCGTCCACTCCGCGATCAACGTGACGCTCGACGACTGGACCATCCTTGCGATGAAGGCCCAGCAGCTTGGGCAGGACTGTAGACTCTCAATCCCTGCGTAACTATGGCAGCTATCGAATACTCTCCGACCCTCTACGGCACCTGTCTGGTGCTCACCAAGGAAGAAGCTCTCCGGATCAAGCCGCTGGTGCTGAAGGCTTATGCAAAAGCCCGCGAGAATCGGGATGAGTACCAGGACCGCGTCGACAGCGGCTACGCCACCAAAATGGAGGAGACCCTGCTGATGAAGAATGAGGAGGCCACGATAGCTTTCAAGACTATTGCTGACGAAATCGAACATTTAATCAACTACTGATATGAAACGTAAAATCGTAAACGCCCTGCTGATCGCCGGCTTTATCGCCTGCGTGCTCTTCGCCGTCAAGTGGGACGGATGCAAGGCTCTTGCTCCTTTCTTTGGGGCCGTCGCACTTGGAATTGCCCTCATCGACTACAACACTGACTACATCAGAAACTATTGAGGTTGTGCTAGGCCTTTTGGCCGGGAATGACGTCCGGGTCTGAATAACTTGTCAGACATGAATTTGAGATTATAGGTTTTAGTATTACGACGCCCCCGGGGTGATGACCCGGCGCCCCGGGGTTTATCGGAAAATCCTCGACGCTGTGACAGCGTCCCCTTTCGGTTAGAAGACCGAGTTCATCATTTCTTTCGTTTCATTACCGGCCGGTGGTGGCTGACCCTGCTACCGGTCACAAAATGGGGGAGATAGTCCGGTTAAAAGGATAGACCGGAAGCTCGTTAGCAGAACGGTGAAAAGCCGTCCATACCTGGAGCCCTGGGACATTAGGCGGTTCGAGTCCACCCCCCACAATTAAAGAAATTTAAAAACTATCCGTCGAGAGACGTAATACCCAATCGATCGCCAAAGCCCGGGAATCGGGTGCGAGGCGGGATCTGTCAGCAAGCAGCTGCCTCGCAAAATGACAGGATGGACTATCGCTAAGTGAATTATATGTGAACCCTTTTCGTAGCTTGCGATATTGGCCATGGGCAGTGGTTCGACCTCCCTGCACTGTCACCAAAAGACAAAAATAGACCATCATAATGGAATCACACGACGGCATCATATACGTCACAGTCCAGGAGCTCACCGACGACGCAACCGGTGCGCCGGTTATCAGCTACGATAACTATCGCAAACTAGTTACACGCCGACGGATCTCCCAGGGGCGCCAGGGCAAAGGGATGGGCAGCTATGCCCTGATCGTCTACGAGTCCCTGCCGGTCCGCTTCAAGGAGCGCTACGTCGAGAAGTACGGCGACCCGCGCAAGCAGCTGCAGGAAACCAAGGAGACGGCGCCTGTCGTGATGGACGAGAAGGCACGCTCATTCTTCGAGCATTACGTGCTTCCGGACGGCTCCCACATCAAGAGCGACAAGATCGACGAGTTCACGGTGAACGCCTCCGTGCTCAATGAGCTTATGGAGATGGAGAACACCCAGCGCGCCGAGCATCACAAGGCCGGCAATTCGACGCCGGTCAACTGGCCTCCGATCTACGAGCGCTGCGAGGCCCTGCGCGACATCTCCGTGCACACCCTTCCTAAGAATATCTCCCGCCTGCGCGAGAAGCTGCGCGACTACCGCCGCTTCGGCTATTCCTCCCTGGTCTCCGGGCGCCTGGTCAATGCCAATGCCGGCAAGATGACCGACGAGGTGATCGACTTCCTCGTGGCGCTCAAGTGCTCCCGCGTGCCGGTGTATAACAACGCGCAGATCCTGGAGCGATACAACCTTGAGGCCATTCGCCGCGGCTGGAAGGCCGTCAAGACGCAGGCCACCATCACGAACACCTTAAACCGGCCCGACGTGCGCCCCCGCTGGGAGGGATCCTCCCTGGGCAGCCTCACGGCCAAACGCAAATACCAGTATCAGTTCGCTACCTCCCTGCCGACCGTGCGCGACGCGCTGTGGTATGGTGACGGTACGCGGCTGAACCTCTTCTACAAGGCCTACGTGGACGGCCGCTACCGCATCGCCACGCTCTACGTGTTCGAGGTGATCGACGCCGCCACCGAGGTCTTCCTGGGCTGCAACATCGGCACGACGGAGAACTTCGAGATGATGCGCGAGGCCTACCGCGACGCGCTCGTCTTCGCTGGCCACAAGCCCTACGAGCTGGTGAGCGATAACCAGGGCGGCACCAAGCGCGCCGACGCGCAGGAGTGGCTCTCGAAGATCGCCACCGTCTTCCGTCCCACCGCGCCGCACCAGCCGTCCGCGAAGACCATCGAGTCGGTCTTCGGCCGCTTCCAGGCGCAGGAGCTCCACAAGAGCTGGTTCTACACCGGCGGCAACGTCACAGCCCGAAGCGAAGCTGCGCGCATCAACCGCGAACTGATTGAGAAGAACGTCGACGCCCTTCCTACCTACGAGCAGGTGGTCTCCGCATACATGGACGCCCGGAAGCGCTGGAATGAGTCCGCGCACCCGGACGTCCGCCGTTTTTCCGGGCGCTCCCGGCTGGACGTGTACATGAGCACGGAGAATCCTGCCACGGAGAAGCTCGGCGATTCCGCCATGCGCGACCTGTTCTGGAGGACCACTGCGCGCCCGTCCCGCTTCACCCCGCAGGGCATCGCCATCCAGGTGGAGGGCGAGGAGTACAGGTATGACGTCTACGCGGCGCCGGACGTGCCAGATCTGGACTGGAGAGACCGCAACATCGGCCGCGAGTTCTACGTGCAGTTCGACCAGCGAAACATGGATAGCGTGCGCCTGCTCACCAAGGATAGCTACGGCTTCCGCTTCGAGGCCGACGCGGCGCCCTACCGGATCATCCCGCGCGCCCTGCAGGATCAGACGGCGGAGGACCGCCGCTTCATCCGCCTGCAGGATGAGCGCAACAAGGTGCACGCGATCCGCCGCGAGAAGGAGACCTACTCCCTGCTCGTCGAGCACGGCATGGCGCCTGAGCAGCACGGCCTGAAGAGCACCGGTATCACCGGCTTCAATGAGAACCGCTCTACCTACCAGCGCCTGGAGGAGCGGGCCGACGCCGAGCTGCGCAGCATCCCCGAGGAGCCCGCGCCCGCGGTGATCTACCCGGAGAGCGAAGGACGCTTCACCAAGGAGGAGAGCATGCAGACGCAGTACGACATCGCGGCCGCGCTTGACCGCTTATGAGAATAATATGGAATTGAAGGACAAATACAAGCTGCTGCGGCAGATGTTCAATGCCCCCGAGGACGAACACTTCGGAGCCACGATCCAGCGAGTCTTGGACTCCACGGAGCGGAACAGATATTATGATGAGTACCTGGAAGTGTTCCCCGACTTGGCAAAGGACGAGCTGCGCTCCTGCTGGCAGTTCTGGTTCAGCGACCGCGAGGAGATGAAGCAGGACTACACGCCGGAGCCCCTGGCCGACCTCTGCGCCCACCTCCTGACGATGGCCGAGGGAAACCACCTCTTTGACTGCTGCGCCGGCAGCGGCGCCCTCACCATCGCCGTCTGGAACATACGACACGACATTGAGGCGTATTGCCAAGAGCTGGACGAGCAGGTCATCCCCTTGCTCCTGTTCAATCTCACCATCCGCAATATCTCCGGCAAAGTACAGAAAGCAAACGCCCTGACCGGCGAGGTTTTCCAGGAGTGGGAGCTGGTGAAAGGTGAGAAATACTCCACCATTTGCCCTCAGATGTTCCCCGAGAAGATTACAGAGGCAGACATTGCCATTTCCAACCCGCCCTACAACATCAGGGCAAACGGCAAGAAGCAGAACTTCGCCTTTGTGAGAAATTGTATGGAGATTGCCCGCCGCACCGTCATTCTCCTTCCTTCCGGCACACAGACCAGCAAGGATGAGATGGCGGAAAGGCAGCGCCTCTGCGAGCGGCAGTGGGTGCAGTCCGTGGTACTGCTGCCGGAGAATCTGTTCGAGAGTACCGGCATTCCCGTGACTATATATGTGCTGGACCGCCGCCCCAAAGACTGCGCCTACTTGGTGGACGCTTCCACCCTGGGCACAAAGTACATCAGGGATCAGCGCGGCGAAGGGTCCAACTCCAAGCGAATATACAAGAAGGAGACGGTCCGCTTCACCGAGCAGCAGGTGGCCGCCATTCAGCAGATGACGGAGAAGGAGGCCGGCGTGAGCCGCAGAGTGACCTATGCGGAGATGGCGGAGAGGGACTACTGCATGGCCCGCGGCCCCTATGTGCCGGTGGACATTGACGAATCCCACATCATTCACAGAGCCTATCCGGACATCATCTCGGATCTCAACAAGATTAACCGGTTGAGGAACACCTTGAAAGTGACAGTGAACAAAGTGTGGGCGGAGCAGCTGGGCCTCACGGCCTTGCTGGACCTCTCCGACCAAGACAAGCAACTATCAAAGGCAATCAATGAGCAGCTGGCCAGTATTGGCATCACCGACAAAATCATTGAGCCGGACTACATCGCCCAGACCAACAGCAAGGAGTTGAAGTTGGTGCAGGTGGACAAAGAGATTCTATCCCCCGTCTTTGAATCCTTTATTCCCTTGTGGTATCAGCACCTCCGGACCATGAACAATATAGAAAACATGCTGATGGAAGAGTTAAGGGATGCTCTTTTGGAGCCTTTGATGTCTGGTAGAATCGGATTCGTAGAATAGACACGACACACACAAAAAAAAAGACACAGATATGATCATCGAAGGAAAAAAGACCCAGATCCGCGACCGCGTGGCGCTGTACGTGCAGCGCTACCCGAGCCAGAACATGGCCGCCAACTCCCTGAAGGGAATCAGCGCCGCGACCCTGTCGAACATCCTGAACGGCAAGTGGGACAAGATCAGCGAGGAGATGTGGCTGCGCCTCGACGCGCAGATCGTCAAACACGAGGGCTGGCAGATCTTCTCCACGTGCGCCTACCGTGACATGACCCTCTACCTTGGCGACAGCCAGGCGCAGAGCTCGGTGATGTGGGTGACGGCTCCCGCCGGCACCGGCAAGAGCACCGCCGCGGCGAGCTATGCCGCGCTCAACCCGCACGTGTACCGGCTGACCTGCGCGTCCGACATGACTCGCACGGACTTTGTGCACGAGCTCGCGCGCCAGGTCGGCGTCCGCACGTCCGGCATGTCGGTGCGCGAGGCCTTCAGCGAGATCCTCCGTCACCTGGTGACGCTCGACAAGCCGCTGCTGATCTTCGACGAGGCCGACAAGCTGGCCGACAGCGTGATGTACTACTTCATCAGCATCTACAACGCCCTGGAGGACCGCTGCGGCATCGTCTTCCTGTCGACGGCCGCCATCAAGAAGCGCATCCGCCACGGCATCGAGCGCGACAAGAAGGGCTACGACGAGCTGGAGAGCCGCGTCGGCCGCCGCTTCGTCGACCTGTCGCCGGTCTACGCGAAGGAGGTCGAGCAGATCTGCTACGCCAACGGCCTGCAGGACCGCAATGCCATCAACCGCGTCAAGAGCGACGCGGCGGAGTACGGCAATGACCTGCGCCGCGTCAAGCGGGCGGTGCACCGCGAGCTGCGCCGTCTGGGCCTGTCCGGCGACGACAACCAGGAGCAGGAGGAGGCGTAGGCATGAAGAACGCAATCTCAGCGAGCCAGGCCCTGAGCGTGAAGAACCGCACGCTGGCCGTCTCCGATGAATGGCAGGAGTGCCTGGGCGAGGAGATCGCCCGCAACGGCATTGTCTTCATCTGGGGAGGCAGCGGCAACGGCAAGAGCACGGCCGTCATGGCCTTCGCGAAGATGCTTGCGGCATCCGGACGGGTGCTGTACGTCTCCCGCGAGGAGGGCTATTCGCTGAGCTTCCAGAACCGCCTGTCGCTTCTCGGCATGGCCGACTGCGGGGCCGCCTTCCAGGTGATCGACGAGGAGACCGTGGAGACGCTCACGGAGCGCCTGAGCAGGCAGCGGAGCCCGGACTTTGTGGTGATAGACTCCGTCCAGGTGATGGGCCTGTCCTACCGGGACGTCCGCACGCTGAAGGAGCGCTTCCCGCGCAAGCTCTTCGTGCTGGTCAGCCAGGTGCACGGCAAGCAGCCGCTGGGCCTGGGCGCCGAGAAGATGATGTACGACGCCGATCTCAAGCTCTGGGTCGAAGGGCACACGGTGTTCAGCAAGGGCCGCTTCATTGGTCCCACCGGGAGCCACGTGATTTGGAAGGAGGGCGCCGACCGCTACTGGAGAGGCAAGGAGAACACACAAGAAAATGACTAGATATATGGCTAAGAAGAGAACCTACACGAAGTTCTATGCGCTGCTTCGCAAGAACCCGCGCATCGACAAGGACGAGATGGTGCTGCAGTTCACCGACGGCCGCACCACGCACCTGACTGCGATGACAGACGAGGAATACGCCGAGATGGTCGACACCATCGAGCGGCAGACGGAGAACACCCGCGACGAGCTTCGCCGCTGGCGCAGCTCCGCGCTGCTGCGCATCGGCCGCCTTGGCATCAACACCATCGACAACTGGGACGGCATCAACGCCTTCACGATGTCGCCGAAGATCGCCGGCAAGCGCTTCTACGACATGACCGTGGCCGACCTGCAGGCGCTCGTGCGCAAGTGCGAGATGATCGCCCGCGCCGGTGGCCTTCGCACCCGTGACCGCGAGGAGGAGACGCCGGCGGCTGAGAGCACGCCGATCTTCGACCGGCCGGGCATCGTCGTGCGCGTCCGCCCGACCGAGGTCGCATCCTAAACGCATTTAATCATTGTTTAAACACAAGAAAATATGTCACGCAAGATGAAATCGTGTGAAGACACCACCCTGAAGGACAAGGACGGCAAGGCCATCACTGTCCACTGCTATGTCGCCGACGAGAGCGGCGCCAGCTACTACATCAATTCGTTCTGCCAGGCGGTGCCGACCGGCGAGGGCGCGGCCACGCCGCTGGAGGACCTGGTGAAGGCCCACCAGCTGCGCGTGCTCTCCGCCACGGAGGTGCTCCAGATCCAGGCTGCGAAGAACGGCGTCCCCGCCAAGAAGGCGGCAGCAGCTGCCGCGAAATCTGCAGCGCCCGAGAAACCCGCACGCAAGGTCCGCACGAAGGTCTTGAAGCCTGCGGCCGAGCAACCGGACCCCAAGCCCGCGGAAGCGCCTGAAAACGCCCAGAAACCGGGCAAACCGGCCGATATTAGCAAGGAGGAGATCAAGGCTGAGATGGAGATGCTTTTGCAGGCTTTCCCGGCCAAGCTGCTGGCCGCTGAGCTGCGCCGCCGCGGCTTCGTGTTCTCAGCTGTGAAACCCGTCGTAATCGAGATCTAAGCTATGGACGTCACGCCTGTCATTGGAATCCTTTGTATGGTCGGCCTGGCGGCGCTTTTTGTCTTAGCGATCGCCTTACTTATCGCCCTGGTACGGCTGGCCACCCTGGAGGAAGGGGAGCCCTTCTTCGAGGATGAAAGCGAAGATCCGGATAACGCGCTTTGATATGAAAGGAATCGTACCGGATAACGCGCCCGTGCAGCGCCAGGAGGTGAAGGCCCGGCAGCAGCGCCAGTTCCGCCTGATCGGCAGCTTGCGCCGCATCGCCGGCCTTCAGCTCTGGCAGTATGACCTCACCACCGGGGAGCTCTCCGTGGCGGACGTGAAGCGCACCGTCGAGATCGGAGTGGACCTTCAGCCGGTGTATAAGAACCGGACCGTGCAGAATGAGCTCTGCCTGTATGTCCAGGCGCTCAACCGAGAGAACGCCATGAAGCACGTCCGCCGCTATCTCAAGGAGTGCGGCTACAACATCAGGAACATATTTAACAAATAGCAATCATGTCAGAAAAGAACATTCAAACCCACCAGGTCGAGATGACCGCGGAGGAGCTGGCCGAATACGAGGCCTTCAAGAAGGAGCAGGCGAAGCGCCAGGCCGAGGAGCGGGTGCTGCAGCTGCGCGACAACTACGCCAAGATGTCGGAGGATTTCATCCGGAAGACCATGAAGATGCTGACCCCGCTCTCTGAGCAAATCCGCACCAAGAAGGCGGCCGTGCTGGAGGAGGCGTCCGCCCTGCAGGCCCTGAAGGCGGAGCTGCTCCAGATCTACGGCAAGAACATGCCGAAGTCGCACACCTTCACCAACGCCAATGGCACGCAGCGCGTGACCATCGGCGTGTATGAGACGGACGCCTACGACGACACCGTCGAGGAGGGCGTCGCTATCGTCAAGGAGTACATCGAAGGCCTGGCCTCCGACGCGAAGAGCCAGCAGCTGGTGAAGATGGTGCTGAGCCTGCTGCAGCGCACGCAGAACGGCGCCCTGAAGGCTTCCCGCGTGGTGCGCCTGCACAAGCTCGCCGACGAGTCCGGTGACGAGCGCTTCATCGAAGGCGTAAAGATCATCGAGAACGCCTACCGGCCGGCGATCAGCCGGACCTACATCCGCTGCGAGAAGCGCGAGATCGACGAGAACGGCGGCGTGGTCCATGACTGGGAGGCAATTCCCCTTGGAATGACCGAATCCTAAACCGCCCGAAGGCCATGAAGAGACAGCGTGACCAGCGACTGATCGAGAAGCGCAACGCGAAGATCGCGGCCAGGTATTACTACTGGACCGAGGTGATGCGCCTGCGCAGCGACGACGCCATCCGGCAGCTGAGCGAGGAGGAGTTCTTCCTGAGCGAAGCAACCGTTCTGCAGATCCTTCGGAAGGTCCAGCGCTACGGCGAAGAGGAGCTCCGGAAGATGGTCCGACTGAAAGGGCCGATGGCCAAACCTCCAAAGATCACTGCCGACATGCTGTCTCTCATGCCCGACAGGATACCACAGAAGTAATAACACGGCCCAGGGCGCCGGAGGCCCGCAGTACACAAAAACTACCATGGTCATATTACTATCGCATCTTTGCCAGTGTACTGCCAGCCGAAACTACGGCGCCCTTTTTCTATAAGATTAACTTATAAGTTAAATGAACACACAGATGAAAGAACTACACGACGAGATCGTCCGCATGGACCGCGACCTATCAACAGGGATGACGAGCCCGGAGGCCACCGATGAAGACCGGATCCGCATGAGCGCGAAGAGAGCTGTCCTCTCTGACCTGCTGGAGCTCGTCGATGCGCGCATCAATAAGGCCCCGGATGGCTACATCCGCAAAGAGACCCTGGTGAAATACCTGGAGCCCAAGATAGAGCAGCAGGCGCGCGTCGTGCTGATCTATGTGCAAGATAAATGCTTCGAGGGCGGCAAGCTCGCCGCCTACAAAGAGATCCTGGAAGACGTTAAAAAAATGTAGTTATGGAGCAAGGAAAACTGCGCGACAAGGAATCCTGGCTCTCCCGAGCTAAGCGAGTGAGAGACTGCGAGAATCTATTGCTGGAGGAGAAGATCGAGGGCCTGAATGAGATCCGGAAACTCAAGGATGAGCGCGACCGGTTGAAGGCAGACATCAAGCTGCGCGAGGAGCGGATTGATGAGCTGGTGCGGTCTTTCAAAGATCTGCAGGAAGCATACGAGCAGCTGGTGGAGGAGCGCGAGAAGATGCTGAAGAAGTCCCTGCGCGTCCAGAAGGTCAAATGTGGCCTATACACGTTTATCTACCGAACAAAGCATCTCGTCGAGCAGGATCTATCTAGGCTCGGTTACGAGAAAGGCGACGAGCTGCGGCTGGTAATAGTCAAGACGCCACTGGCGAAAATCGTAGAGAAGAAATGATTGTGGCGATTATCTTCTCTGTGATTGTGATCGCTTGGCTGGTGGACATTGCCTGCGAGCTCGTGGAAGCGATAAAACATCCTCTGGAAGATGACGAAGTCGTCGATGAAGAGGACGTCTACTCAAAATATTAAACATTAAACAGTGCGCCCCGGGAGATGAGAGCCCGGGGCGCTTTTTCTCTAGGATTGGGGACCTTCTACGAGAAAATGGTAGCGGGAGAGGGACTTGAACCTTCGACCTCCGGGTTATGAGCCCAGCGAGCTACCAGCTGCTCTATCCCGCGATGTGACTGCAAATATATGAAACTTTTTTCTATTTTCGTGAAACTTGTAAAAAGTTTCGCAAAAAGTTTCACTATTCGACGCCTTTTATCAGGCGCACGGTGATGGTGGGCGTTGCCTCCGTCTTCTCCATCTCCGGCTCGTCGAGCTCAGTCACCACGCAGGTGTAGGTCTGCTCGTACACCTTGATCCCGTGATTCCAGGTATAGAAGCGGCTGGAGGTCCGGATCAGCGTGGACTCCTCGTCGACACGGTAACCCTGCAGCAGCTTGTGGACCTTCCGGCGGAGCGCGGCGCGCTCCTCGATGCGGTCGGTGGTTGTGGAGCCGTAGTGCGTGTCGTCGTAGCAGTCGATGATCAGGCGCGCCCGGATGGTCGCGTCGCCCTTCTGGGAGAGGCCGGCGATGTTCGACCACTGGGTGTCCGGCGCGTCGATGAGCACGGCCGGATAGGTCAGCGGATAGGTGTCGCGGCCTTCCTGGTCTATCATCTCCAGCTGGCCGTAGTCCTCGTCGATGGTGGAGAGCTCCGGCATCTGCGCGCCGAAGAGGTTAATGAGATCTTGCAGTAATTTTTCCATTGTGATTGTGTATGAAATTTCGTATTTCGGTGTTGACGACATCCTTCACGATCTTGTCGACGGCCCGGTCCGGTCCCATGAAGTGGCGCCGCGGGATCTTGATGCGTCCGCCGGGCTTCTTCAGCGCCATGTTCTTCCAGAAGTCCGCCTCGGCGGAGCCCTTTCCGCGCAGCTCCTCGGCCTCGTAGTGCTTCGCCCAGAAGAACTTTTTCATGCGCTGCGTCACGGGGATCTGGTCGCCGTCATTGTGCACGGAGGCGTAGTGCACCAGGTTGCGGATGAGCACGCGCCCGGTCATCGGCACGTAGTCTGTGGACATCATCAGGTGGTTAGAGCCGGAGAGCAGCGGCCCGTACTGGCCGCCGGCGCCGCTGAAGCCCAGCTCGCGCCGCATCGGCTCCTGCCATTCCGGCCCGCTGTAGAAGCGGCCCTTGCGGAAGTTCTCCCGCACGGAGGCCTGCACGGCCCGGCCGACCTTCACGGGCAGCACCCGCTGCTGCAGGTGCTTGAGCTCCTTCAGGTCGTCCTGGATCATCTTATGAATGTCTGGTGCCGGCATATCAATAAAAATCGTAAAGTATTGATAATAATTTAACTTTTTTTTACCTTTGCGTTATATGGAAGTACCTGAAAAAATCAAGCGCTTTGCCAAGGCGGAGGATTTCCCGGTTGTCACGCATCTCGGCGACTGGGAAGGTTTCATCGTTTTCCTGGCCGACACGGAGGACGAGTGCTGCATCGGGCTTCCTCAGTACATCCTGTCGAAAGACAAGGACATCCGCTGGGCATCTCCGGTGGAGACCGGGAAAATCATGTCCCATTTTATCTAGGTTCTCGTCTGTTCGGCTTTCTCTTGCACACCTTCACGAAGTTCGGGTTCACGTTCAGCGTGTCGACCCTGTAGAACTCCATTGAGTATTCCCGGATCTTATTACCCCACTCCGCCTGGATCTCCTCCAGCGTGTAGCGCGTGCCGGTTTGCGGATCGTAGAAGAATCCGCCCTCGGCCGTTCTCTCGAAGGTGATGATGTGCCCGGACCGCTGCCCTTTCCAGCCCCATCTGACATGGTAGCGCCCGATTGCCTTTGCCTTCTGGAAGACGTGCTCAAAGTCGAGCGCGCCGATCTTAACGGGCTCGGCGTTTGTCTCCCGGTCAATCCATGCCTGCGTCGTGCGATATGACAGCTTGCGCGGCAAGGAGTCATGTCGCTTATTATTGCCGATCGCCTCGACGTTCCAGCCTCTCATTCTAAGCTCGTGGCTGACTACGCAGGACTGACAGTTCACCTGGTACATCTTCGCCTCCAAATACAAAGGGTTGCTGCGCATGCCGTCCGCCTCGTCAAAGGTCATCTCTTTTTTCGGGATCTTGATCTGCAGGCGCTCGGCGATCGCAGCTTCATTTGCCCGGATGGACTTACGCTCATTCCACTCGCGCTGGATCCGCTCCTTCTCCTCCTGGGTCCTCCGGAGGCTGGAGGGGCTCCGCTTTCGCAGGAGGTTATTGACTGCCTGCTGGGCGCCCGGATAGGCTTCGGTGAAGTACGGGTGCGTGTCGCTGAAGATCTGGCCGTCCTGGGCCGGGTTGTTGTCAAGGCCGGGCTGCGGCAGGGGCGGCGTCCAGCCGTTTAGCGCGGAAGCGTTCACCGGCTCGTCGGTCTGCTGCAGGGAGCACTTGCAGTTCCACCGCTCGCCGGGGCGGTGCTCCTGCCAGAAGGGATGGTCCACTGGCAGGGTGAGCTTCTTCGTCCAGTAGTGCTCATGGATCGGGTCCGGCGTGATGGACGTCGTCGGCATCCACCGGATGTTCGGCAGCACGTCGGCCTCCTCCAGGAAATGCTTCCAGTCGGCGGCCTGGTGGGCGCGGATCACGGCGGTGTCGTACTCCGTCTGCAGCCATGCGTGGCAGTAGTGGTCGGTCATGCCCTGGATGTCCAGCTTCCACCGGTCGAAGCTCTTGAGCTGGCCGGTGACCGGGTCGATGAGCTGCGCGGCGATGTCGTTCTGCATGCGGTGCGTCCGGAAGGCCGAGAAGACGGCGTTATTCGTCCGGAGCTCCTGCAGGAAACGGTCAGTGATCAGGGCCGGGTCGTAGCTCTCCGCCAGGCCCTGCGCCGTGGCCTCATTGAACAGGCGCAGCGTCTCCTCGAAGATGTGGCGCTCGATCTCCGTCCGGACGTCGATCCGCTCGTCGTAGATGGCGCGCAGGCCTTCGCTCAGGGCGCGGGCGCTGAACACCACCGGCAGCTGCGCGGACTCATTTCGGAAACCCTCCTCCGCCTTGCCGCTGCACGCCGGGCAGCTGCAGCGGTATTGGCTGTCGATCAGTAGGGCAAAGGACCTTCGGGCGCCCCGCCCTGCGGGGCCAGGCCGAAAAAACTGCGGAAGCGGTCGAAGAACCGGGCCTTCTCCTCATTGGACGGCTTCGGATTGTTCAGCTGCTCCGCGAGCTGGCGGGAGCGCTCCTCGGCGGCCAGGCGCGTGGCGTCGATGTCCCGCTTCAGGGCGTCGTAGTCGTCCGGCTTCTCGATGTCGAAGGTCTCGTAGAGATAGTCATCTGACATCGGCAGTCCCAGCTCCTTGAGCTTGGAGACCACGTTGATCTGGACCTGCTTGTCGTAGTATTTCGGCTCGACGCGCACGAACTCTCCGCCTTCGGTGTTCACGCCGAGCGCGGCGAAGATCTCCGTCATGTCGTAGTTCAGCAGGTCGAGCACGAACTGCACGTCGTCCTCCGTGATCTTCATCTGCTCCTTAGCCTGGACAGTGCCCAGGGCCTGCGTACCGTTTTTGTCGCTCTTCGTCGTCAGGGTGTTGCCCAGGACGGCGATGGACATCTCGTCGTTGCAGGCGCCCGTGAAGCGCTCGTAGAGGTCGTTTGTGCCGCTCTTCTGGCTGCTCTCGTGCAGCGTCATGTTGGAGCCCTCCGGATGGATGTAAACGGCGTTTGCGCCCTGCGCCCGCGCGTCATTGAGCAGGCGCTTGCGTGCCTCCTCGTCGCCGGCCGCGTAGGTATACTCCCGGATGGGCATGCCGAAGATCTGGCAGAACTGCGCCCAGTCGCCGATGTTGCCGCGCTTGTAGAGCGCATACGGCGCGCAGGTGGCGAGGTCGCCCAGGCCGCGCGGGTCGTCGCAGACCACCAGGCAGTTGGCGAAGACATCCAGGGGGACGCCGTTGACGTCGCGCTCGTACAGGAGGACCTCCTTCTTCACGGGGTCGTAGTGCTTGCGGTCGATCAAGTCAAAGGTGATCCAGCCCTGCTCGTCGCGCTTGAACTGGAAGAGGGAGAAGCCCCAGAGCTTCGAGTTGACGGCCTCCTTGATGAACCGACGGAACCACGGCGAGCGGATCTGGTCGTTCACCTCGTCCACGGGCTTGCCGTTCCGCTGGAACTCGAAGCGCTCCCGCGCGACGGCGGAAAGGCGTTTGTTGATGATGCCCTTCAGGTGGCCGTCGGTGGTGATGATGGAGCTGTAGATGTCGTACAGCTGCGCGCGGTTGTAGAAGTCGATGGCGCTTGCGGAGAGCAAGCTGTCCATGTAGCGCCGGATGTCGAAGTGGAAGAGCTCCGGCGACTGGAGGATGACGGTGAGGTTCGGCTGCGTGGGCGTGATCTGCGTGATGCCGCCCTGCGTGATCTGTCGCTTGGCCGCCGGGCGGCCGCGTTTTGCAAGTGTTGCCATATATTCTCTTTTTTACATGTGCGTGTCGTGCAGGATATTCGAGCGGATCTGCCAGGGGGAGGCTTCCGCCGCCGCCTCGGGGTCGAGCCGGGGCGCGTTTGCGATGGTGACCTTGCCGGCCGCGACGGCCTTCAGCCATTCGATGGCGCGGTCGTAGCGGTCCTTGCGTACCTGGGAGATCTTGTAGGGGTTGTGCTGGCAGAAGATGTGGTAGACGGCGATGTCGACGGCCATCATCAGCACCAGCTGGTTGCGCTCGGCGCCGGTGGCGTCGAAGATCGCCTCGGTGTCGTAGAACTTGTCCAGGTAGCCGCGCATCTCCTCGATGGCGCGGTCCTCGCAGATCTCCACGATGGCGGCGTCGGAGGTGTCGCTGTCGTGGCGCAGCAGGGCGTCCAGGATCTCCTTGTGGATGGAGGCGTCGTAGTCCTCCGGCTGTATGAATCGGCTCATAAAATGATATTTAATTTGCGTTTAACGTCAATTTCTTGTCACATCCTGCTGTTGCTGTCTATCAGGTCGCCGCGGGTGATCACGTCGATGCGGGAGGCTTCCATCTGCGTGCGGCGCTTCACCTCGGCGACGGCGCCCTCCAGGCAGTCGGGGCCGTCGGCGGGGAAGGGCAGCGTCGGCTCGAAGAGCTTGAACTGATCCAGCAGCTCGATCATGTGCGGGTTGTCGGCCTCGTCCTGGTTGAACAGCCACGCGCCGTTGCGGTCGATGGGCTCAAGGTTCGCCTCGATTCGTGCGGCCTTGTCGGTCTTCGGGCGGGCGTCGCCGGTGATGAAGAGGTCGTCGCCTCGGCGCGCGTTCTCCTCGCGGATGAGCGGCTGGAAGACCTGCTCGTAGAACGGATCCTGCAGGCTGTTGTTCTCTACCAGATAAAACACCGGCACGCGGCCGTTCACCCAGTCGCGCACCTGGTAGTACCAGTCTATGAACTGCGCGTTGGTGCACCGGTCGACGAAGGCCTTCAGCACGTAATAAGTGGTGTTCACCTTGCCGACGAGCGTCACGGCCTTCGTGGAGCTGCCGGCCTTGCCCTTGTTCGACGTCGAAGGGTCTCCGTAGCACACCAGGAACTTGAAACTCTTCAGGGGCGGCATCTTGCCAAGGGGGAGGTTCTTGAAGATCTTGCCCTCCTGGATCGGGTTGTTCATGTATTCCGCCTGGAAGGCGCCGGTGCTGATGGTCGCCTTCACGCGCTCGATGTGCTCGGGGGTGTTCTTCTGCGGCCAGCTGCTATTGCCGTCCTTGTCGACGATGTTCACGACGGTGTGCTTGTCGGCCTTCTTGCCCAGGCGTCCCACTACGGTGTCCTTGGAAATGAGGTTGCCCTTTGCGAGGATCAGCGTGGGCTTGTTGACGGAGCGCGTCGGGATCACCGCCCGCTCGATGAACTCGGTCTTCTTGTCGAGCGTCACCGGGTTGCGGCAGTCCTTGTCTGTGTCGTAGTCGTCGATGTCGATGATGTCCGGACGCACGGCCTCGTTACGGGTGCCTCGCGGGGCGTTGCCGAAGCCGACGGCGAGGAAGGTGAGCCCTTTCTTCGTGACGAAGTGCCCCTCCTCCCACTTGTCGGCGGATGCCTGCTCGCCGTAGAACTGCTTGATGCGCTGATTCGCTTCGAGGTTCGCGCGGTAGGGCGCCAGCAGGCGGATCGCGGCGTCCTGCGTGGCGCTGACCATCAGAAGGTAGTGCTTGCGGCCGGTGAGCATCAGGGCGAGCTCCAGCATCATGGAGATGGTCGACTTGGCCAGCTCGCGGCTCCAGCTCCACACCTCATACCACTCATCGTTCTTCCAGGCGCGGTTGATCGCGGCCACCTGGAAGGGCGCGAACTCGCAGCTGGCGTAGTTGGGGAAGAAGTATTTCATCCACTCGACGGGGTGCGCTTCGAGGTGGGCCTTCTTCTTCAGCAGCTCGGCTTCGGTCAGGTCCTCCATCGGGGTCTCCCGGCGTATGTTGTCCCGGAAGGCCTCCCACTCCTGGAGTGCTCTCTTGTCGATCTCTTTCATAACCTAGCGCAGCTTGTCTTTGATGAAGGCGTCCCAGAGATAGCTGATCTCGACGGCCTTCTGGGGGTCGGTGGTGCGCACGAAGGACAGGAAGGCGATGCCGGCGTTGACGTACTCCCGGATGCCGCTCTCGCTTTCGATCTTGCTGATGGATGCGGAGAGCTTCGAGAGGATGTCCGCCTCCTTGGGCGTGGGGATGCGCTCGGCCTCCGGACGGTCAAGGATGGCGTCATTGATCGTCTGCACGTGGGCGTAGAGGTTCTTGAGCATCTTGTCCTTGCCGACGGTCATCGAGGCCTTGATGTCCTTCCAGCCTTCCTCATTCGCCCAGCGGGCGATGGTCTGCCGGGTGGCGCCTACCTTGTCGGCGATTTCCTCCAGGGTGTAGTCGCCGTGCAGGTAGAGCTCCTTGGCGATGGTCTTCTTCTGCGTGTTCTTGAGTGCTGCTGCCATAAGCAAATCTTTTCGCAAAGATTGCTTTTTATTATGGTTTTCGCTAATCGTGATTTAATGCGATAAAACGCGATTTAATCAGTTATATTGCGGTATTCGATGGCGTAAATCCTTCGTTTTTTTCTTCGCGAAAGAATGTGCATTTTTGCGATGCAACCCGAGAATAATAATATTAGCTTATGGCAAAATATAATTTCCTGAATGTCGTCGTCACCTCTGAGGCCAGCGCGTCCCTGATGCTCTACGGCCAGATCGGAGGGGAGGACGGTGTCAGCGCCGAGCAGGTGAACGCCGAGCTGCTCTACCTGCAGCAGGACTATCCGAACATCGACGTGCACATCAACTCCATCGGCGGGGAGGTCTTCGCGGGCATCGCCATCTACAACGCGCTGCGCGCCTCGAAGTCGAACATCAAGATCTTCGTCGACGGCCTGGCGGCCAGCATCGCCGGCGTCATCGCCCTGTGCGGCAAGCCCCTCTACATGTCGTACTACTCCCGCCTGATGCTGCACCAGGTGAGAGGCGTATGTAAAGGAGGCGCGCGCGACATGCGCACGTATGCCGACCAGATCGAGTCCCTGGAGAACTCCCTGGCGGAGATGATCTCCGCGAAGTGCGACATGAGCGCCGACGCCGTGAAGGCGGAGTTTTTCGACGGATCCGATCACTGGATGACCGCCGAGGAGGCCCGCCGCCGCGGCCTGTGCGACTCCATCTACGACATGCCCGGCCAGGAGGCCCTTGGCGCGGCTCCCACGGCGGAGGCGGTCTACGCTTTCGCGAACAGCCTGAAGAACAAACCATCAACTTCAAATAAAATGGATTTTTTCAATGAACTCAAGAAGGAGTCTTCCTTCCAGAATCTGAGCGAAGAGCAGTCTCTTGCCCAGATCCGCACGCTCGCCAATGAGGCGGCCAAGGTGCCGGCCCTGCAGGCGGAGATCGACGAGCTCACCGGCAAGCTCGAAGCTGCCAACAAGAGCGCCATCGAAGCGTACCTCAACCAGGCCGTCGCCGACGGCCGCATCCCCAAGGACCAGGTCGAGTCCTACACGGCCCTCATGCAGGCCGACGAGGCGAATGCCCGCAAGGTCATCGACGCCCTGCCGAAGAAGAACCAGGCCCCGAGCATCAAGGACCTCCTGAACGGCGCCGGCAAGGGCTCCGCCGCTCCCGAGAACAAGGACCTCGCGCAGATGACCTGGGACGAGATCGACCAGGCCGAGCGCCTCGCCGAGCTCAAGGACAAGCACCCCGAACTCTATGCGGCCAAGTACCGCGATAAGTTCGGCGAGTAATCCGTGAAACCCGAAAACATTTAGCAATATGGCAGTTCAAAAAGAAATTTGGCAGAGAACCATCGTTGAAGGTCTCTTCGCCGACGAGAGCTTCCTCTCTCGCGCCGTCAATGACGACATGTACGTCAATGAGGGCAAGAAGGTGCATATCCCGAATGCCGGTGCCCCCTCCGGCGTCGAGGTGAACCGCGCCTCCCTCCCCGCCAACGTGTCGAAGCGCATCGACCAGGATGTCGACTACACCCTGGACGAGCTCACGACCAACCCGATCCTCATCCCTTACGCCGACATGGTCGAGCTGAGCTACAACAAGCGCAACAGCGTCATCGACCAGGACCGCAAGGAGCTCTTCTTCAAGGCCGCCGAGGCCATGCTGGCCAAGTGGCTCCCTGACTCCAGCCACCGTGTGAACGTCTCCGGCAAGGCCGTGCCCGCCTGGACTCCGTCCGCCACCGGCATGCGCCGCTCCATCAGCCCGGCCGACGTCTCCGCCCTCCAGGTGCGCATGAACGCCGACAACGTCCCCCTGACCGACCGCTACCTCCTGCTCGACGCGCAGATGTACCAGCAGCTGCTCGACGGCATGACGCAGACCCAGGCCATCGGCTTCTTCCAGGCCGCCGACGTCAAGCGCGGCGTCATGGGTATGCTCTACGGCTTCGAGGTGATGGTCCGCTCCAGCGTGTACCGCTTCGCCGCCGACGGCACCCTCAAGCCGATCAGCGCTGACGGCGCCGCCACCGACCTGGCCGGCGGTCTTGCCTGGCAGCGTGACTCCGTGTCCCGCGCCCTGGGCGAGGTCGTGA